AATAAGCCCACGATCAGACAACACATCATGGAATAGAGGGTTCGTGTTAACTACGCGAGCGGAAAAACCGTCGCGCGCAGCTCTCAGTAGCATGGAACCGCTGGTCGAACTAGTGCCAGAAGTCAATGCAGTTGGAGTAGCAACATCATAGACGCCAGTGACACCGTTTGAACTAAAAGTCAAACTAGCGTCATAAGAAGGACGAATGCTACGACGATCGGTAAGAACCGCACCAGAATCAGACAAACTGGTACCGGTGAAAGTAGCTTTCATTTCCTGAGCAAGCACCCTAAACTGACTCGCTCCATACGGCACGAAACCACGTTTGGAATAATTTCCAGAAGTGGCACATTCGCCGTAGGGCAAAACCATGTAGTCAACATGCAAGGATGCTGCTGGGTTGTTAGTACGAGTCGTCAGACCAGTAATCACGTCAGTAGCACCAGCAATAGCTGGAAGTGTTGCTGTAAAACCAACAGCAGTATTTACGCACAATCCGCCATCAGCACCGGGGATCATACTAAAAGTTAATGAACCATCGGCACATGGACGCAAAGTGTAAATCTGTCTATGCTTGTAAGCAATAGAAGGCAACTGAGAACCGTCTGGATAAGGTACCAGAACTCGGTTTAGCATGGGGCGATCAACCATAGCAATATAGTCATGGCGTGATACACCGGAAGCAGTGTTATTTTGTCGGCGTTTCCCTTTGGATGAACCACCTTGTGCTTGCTTAACCCGATGGGTCAGCCGGGGCGCAACTCCGGCTCTCTTTTTCGTGGAGATGATTTTCTTAGGCATCATTCAAGCCGGCATTGCTAGCATTACCGGCACGTGATGTTCTGCTAGGCCGTGAACCCCGCGTCGGTTCAGGCCGTTTGGCAGTCGAAATATTACTCACCATAATAGTTTCCCCATGGCTGAAATTATAACCGACCATGGTTGCGCGTGAATCAATTTCTTTCTCTGAATTAAAGAACCGTGTTACTACTGCATTAAGCGCTTCCCATGTTTTCGCGTTGTCCAGTGCCTTTTCCATTTTATGGATTGTTTCTGCTGGGACCCTAAGGACTGTACTAACGTATATAAGCGCGTTCTCCCGATTCTTTAATGTTGGCCATGATCTCGGCTCGGTACCCATCCATGATCGATCTTCCATATGTGATTGAAGATACGTCTGATCACATCGATCATACTTTTGTGCTAATCTTAATACCGCACGGCAATAAGATCCCAGTAATGGTGTGTTAGGGTCCGTCATATAATACGATTGCACTTTCGCAAGCCAATTTATCTTCGTTACCCACTCGTTACTTCCACGGCGGGCAAAGCACATATTGGTCCAAGTGCGTACCGGATCTTGAATTGATTCTAATGAAATACTGGGTGTTAGGAACACCCGACCCAAAAACT